ACAGAAAGACTAAGACCACCTCAGTCTTTTGTTATGAAACCAGAAGTAGGAAAACTATTAGTATTTCCTTCTTGGTTACAACACATGGTATATCCCTTTAAAGGTGAAGGCGAAAGAAGAACAGTAGCATCTAACTTAAATTGTTGGGATGTTCCAGAAGAATCATTAACAATGGAGAAAGAAAATGTTAGAAATAATTGAATGGTTGATTAGATTAGCACTCGCTGTACCTTATATAGTAATGGCTGCTTCTCTTATAACGGCCCTTACCCCCACACCAGCTGATGATGCTATAGTCGGTAAACTTTATCGCATAATAGAATGGTGTGCTTTAGTAATTGGCAAAGCAAAGGAGAAATAACATGAGTTTTTGGAAAAAAATGATTGACGCCATAACTGGTACGGAAAGAAAAACCGTAAGAGCTAGAGATGAGGATGGTAAATTTGTGGCTGACGATAAATCTACCCCAGATGTCAACGAAGCCTACGAAGAAGTAAGAGTCAAGAAAGAAACTACATAATGACTGATGTAAACGAATCAATGGCCAAAATTGAGGCACACGAGCGTGAGTGTACGATTCGTTATGAAAATATAGAAAGAAGATTAGAAGATGGGTCAAAAAGATTTGACAGACTAGAAGCTATGCTTTGGGCAGTTTATCCTTTTATTGTAGGTGCAATCGTATTAGCTGAGTTTGTATGAACGATCAAAATAGGTTTAGCGGAGACATGGATCGTAATGAGGTCGAAATGGATCTCAATAAATTCATGGATATGATCAAAGAAATATCTGATCTTAAAGATAAAATTAGAGATCTAGAATCGGATGTTAATGTCAATCCTCATCAAAGATGGATTCATCTAGCTAAAGCTGTTGACTCCTGGAGAATATTTCCAAGAGCCTTTCTTACCGTCTATATAATTTTATTATATAAATGCACTATTTGGTTTATGGAACTGCCTGAACCTTCATTTGAACAGTCTGGTCTTATTTCTATTGTAGTAGGAGCTGGCGCAGCCTGGTTTGGACTGTATGCCGGTACAACTGGTAGCAGTAAACAATTCAAAGGCGAAGATAGTTAGTGGAGGTTTTTGACCTCATAGCAGAGGTAGGCTTACCTATAGCTAGTGGTCTAATTATGGGTTTTTTCATATTTATTGTTATGAAACAAATGATGGACGGTCTAGTTGATGAAATCAAAACCATACAAGGCATAACCAAGATGCTGATTACTAGAGCCACCATAATGAACAACGATATGATTCGTATAGATGTAAGTGTCTCTAGTGCGTTAAACCTAGCACCAGACTTGGACAGAATAGCAAGAGCAGAAAACTTTGTAGAAGACGGTAAAATAGACGCTAGAAGAGATTAATGGATATAGCACAACTGATAGCAGACTTTGGTTTTTCTGTAGTTATGGTTGTAGGTCTTGGTTATTTTGTTTACTTTGTCTGGCAAACAATTACTAATAAAATAGATCCGTCTGTTCAAGAAATGAAAACTACTATTATTCGTTTGACTGATCAATTACGATTATTAGATCAAGATATGATAAGGTTGCAACAAAAGGTGAATACTGTTTTGGAAATAAGAGAGAACGAGGGGAGAAATGAAACAGCAGAACCAAAAAATAAAAAGCAAGAAGGAATTAGAAGAGTTGATTAAACAACAACAGGATAAACGTAATGGATAAATTAGATAACAAAAAAAAGTTTAATGAAAAAGAATTTTGGGAAAAAAGAACTAAAACATATTTAGAAGAAACTAAACATATAGATAAATGGTTCAAAAAGGATAATTAACATGACTAGAAAAAAGAAAATATCTAAAAGACAAAAAGTTTTTAACGTAATCAGTAACACGATTGACATAGTTCAAGAATATTATTTAAGAGGTATGTTTTTTATTTTTGTGATGGTTTATGTATATGTTTTGTCAAAATTAGATGCGATAGCAGATTTCATGCATGAAACGGGATATATGTAGATTATGGATAGATTCATACTTATATCTGTAAATCTAATTTTCTTTTTTGCAGTTTTTTTATTGAGTGCAGATGAAATGACACACAAATTCAAGAATCCTAGCTTTTCAGGTGTTGGTACATCTAGTCATTATCTGACTATAGAAAACCAAGAGTTCAACAGAAAAGAAGCTATACGCGAAGAAATACAAGCTTATGTAGAAGATCTAGAAAGAGAAGCAGAAAACACTACGCTTGCTAGGTTTATACGTAATTTAGAGAGTAGAATATACGCACAACTAAGCAGACAGTTAGTTGATAGTTTGTTTGGTGAAACTGCCTCCGATTTTGGTGTTCTTGAATTAGAAGGCAACACTATAGAATATAGAGTAGAAGACGACAAAGTAACATTAATAATTACAGATGAAGAAGGCAACACAACAGAGATTACTGTACCTCTCGGTTCTTTTACTTTCTAGTTGTGCATTAGTTGTAGATCCTTTATATAACGGCATACCGCCAATACGAAGTATTGAATCAGCAGAGGTTGGAGCTTTACTTACCAATTTATCAGATGTTCCAATACCTATAAAAAAACCTGTTGTAGCGGTTTATCCAAACTCTTTTAAAGATGATACAGGTCAACGTAGATCTAACAGTCAATATGCAAGTTTCAGTACTGCAATCACCCAGGCTCCTGATGCCTATCTTATAAGGGCCTTAAAACATTCTAATGTGTTTGATGTAGTAGAGCGTAAAGGGTTAGACAATCTAACTAAAGAACGACAGATTATACGTACTACTAGAGAAAACTTTGATGAAAAACAAAAGGTAAAACCTTTATTGTTTGCTGGTTTACTAATGGAAGGTGGTGTCGTAGGTTACGAAACTAATATTAAATCAGGAGGTGCTGGAGCAAGATATTTAGGTATAGGAGCATCAAAAGAGTATAGACAAGACTCTGTAACTATATCTTTGCGTACAGTATCAGTAAGTACGGGTAAAATATTGCTTGAAGTATTAGTTACAAAGACTATTTTAAGTGCATCTATATCTTCAGATGTGTTCAGATTTTATGCAAATAATACCGAATTAGTTGAAATAGAGAGCGGTATAGTAGAAAATGAGTCTATAAATATTGCTTTACAAATGGCTATCGAGAAGGCTGTTTTACAAACAATAGAGGAAGGATATGAAGCAAACTATTGGAAATATAAAAATAATATTTATAAGCCTAGTTGTGATGATGAGTGTATCTCTGATTTACGGGGCTGATAATGAAATATTTATAGATCAGTCAGGTGCTACATCTAATCTAGATATAGAACAGGTTGGTGGTAGTGGTAACATCATAGGAGGAGCTGACGCTACGGCAGGCAGTATGACCGCTTTAGATATTGACGGTACAACTATGACTTTAGATGTTTTACAAAAAGGTAATACAAATAAATTCTTAGGTGATATATGGGCAGATAACTATACAGGCTACTTCTCATTCATAGGTGACACCAATACATTCAATATGTCTACAGACGAGACTAATGCAACTGGAGCTGATGGTTCTAACGTAAACGTACAGGTTACGGGGAATACTAATACTATGACCTTAAATCATGCTATGGCCGCGTTAGCAGCTAATCTAGATTTAGACTGGACTGTGCAAGGTGGTGGTAATAGCATAACTGCATCAATAGATGTTGATGGTGCTACAAACTATATGAATTTAGACGGTAACGATAATACGGTTACTTATGATGGTGATGGATATGCAGGCGGATATTTTCATCTTACGCATGTAGGAGGAAGCAGAACCTTTAATATAGATCAGGAGTCTACATCAGATAATGACTGGCTTAAAATTACATCTAATGGCTCTAGCGGTACTGTCTGTGTTACTCAGTCAGACGCAACTACTTCATTCGTCTGTTGAAATAGGATCTATTTCAGAAGTTAGAGGCAACGCACAAGTTCTAAGAGATAAGGCTTACGGAGCTGAATTACAGTTTGATATACAACAAATGGATGATGTCCGTACAGAAGCGGGCAGAGTTGCTATAACCTTTGAAGACGATTCTACAGTCAAACTAACAGAACATTCTAAGCTGGTTATAGACGAATATATCTATGACCCAGACCCTTCTAAGTCAAAGATGGCCTTAAAGTTTGCTAGTGGTACAGCAAGATTTATTACTGGTAAGTTTAATAATAAAAGTAACATATCTATTAAGACTCCTACCGCTGATATAGCAATTAGAGGTACTGATTTTACTTGTACTGTAGACGAGTTAGGAAGATCTCTTGTCATACTATTGCCAGATGAAAACGGTATATCTAGTGGTGAAATATTAGTATCTACAGCTATGGGTAGTGTGACCTTAAACAAACCGTACCAAGCAACTACTGTATCTGTATATGAGAACAATCCTACTAAGCCTGTAACATTAGATATATCACTAGATCTAATTGACAACATGTTGATTGTAAATCCCCCACAAGAAACAGAACAACAGTCAGAAGAAACACAATCAAAAACAACGGTAGACTATTTAGAGTTTGATGATTTAGATATAGATTTTCTTGCCGAAGACTTTCTTGATGCAGAAGCTGATCTAGAGTTTACTGAACTAGATATAAATTATTTAGATGTAAACTTCTTAGAAGACTTACTTAACGTGCTAGATGCACTAGCTGTATCCAAAGAGGAAGATCAGCTCAAACAAGGGGGTGTAGGTATTCGTATTGCAGGAACCGAAATAGGTCAGGACAAAAACACGCAGATAACTACTATAGTATCTGGACAAAACATAAGTATGATCAGGTCTGTCAATCAAAGTGCAAGACTGTCATTAGATGGTTCGCAAAGCTATACTATTATATTAATCCAAGATGGAGTATCTAATACAGTAAAAGTAAATGGAGGCTCGTCTACTACTATAACTATTAAGCAAGGATCTGAATGAAAAAAATTTTTATATTTTTAAGTTTATTTATAGCACTTGGATCTGTTTATTATTTTCAACCAGTCGCTTACGAAATATTAAAATTAAAAACTTTTGATAGTTTTGTTGTAGATAAAGAAGAATCAGATAATTTTGTTATTTTAAATATAACAGAAAAAGATATAGCTAATGAGGGTGGTTATCCTTTATCTAGACAAACATTAGCTCAAATACATATTAATTTGCTAAGACAAGGTGCTATGGGTGTAGGTTGGGTTATGGCTTTTCCACAACCTGATAGGTTTGGTGGTGACTTTGATTTTACTGAAGCTTTGCGGTTTTCTCCAAGTGTTTTAGCTATGTTTGAAGGCAAAGGTGAATATCCTCCTACATCCGGTACTGTTATTTTAGGACCAGAAAATACTGGTGGCATGATGTCTACAGGTGTAATACAAAATATAGATGTTTTAAAATACAACGCTAGTCAAGGTATAGCAGTTGCCCGTACTGATGTAGATAACTTGGTACGTAGACTGCCTTTACTTATGCGTACTCCTGATGGATGGGTGTCTTCATACGGAACAGAGGTTCTTAAAGTTTTAGCTGGAGCTGATACATATGTAATCAAAACAAATGATAATGGCTTGGAAGAACTAAGAGTTAGAGGATTGCCGGCAGTACCTGTAGATTCTTTAGGCCGTAAATGGATTAGTTGGGTTAATACACCACAAACTAATCTCGCTGAAATGGATGTAGAAAATAAATTTGTTTTTGTTGGATTTACTGCAAAAGGTATATCTCCACAAATAGCCACACCTGTTGGTTTATTAGAACCACACAAAATACAAGCTGCACTTGCAGAATCTATTTTGATACAAGATAGCCCGTTCATCCCTGATTATGCGTTAGCATTAGAAATATTAATATTTTTATTCTCAGCTGTATTTGTTTGGCTTGTTTTAAACGTTTTTGGTATTACGTGGGGGGTATCATTCTTTGCCTTAGTGTTTGTATCCACAGCCTTTTACGGCGTATTTACAATACAAAAAGGTATTTTGATAGATGTCACTTGGGCTTTGGTGTCACAATTCATTACAGCTACAGTAGCTTTCTATATACGTTTTAGAGAACAATACAAGTTAAGACAGCAAATTAAAAAACAGTTTGAACATTACTTAGATCCTAGACAAGTAAAGGCTCTGCAATCTGATCCGAGTCTACTAAAGTTGGGTGGTGAAAAGAAAAGATGCACATTTTTATTCACAGACGTGCGGGGTTTTACAGCTATGAGTGAAACTATGGACCCTGAAAGCGTAATTAAAATTATGAATGAGGCTTTAACTATACAATCTGAAACAGTAAAAAGATATGACGGTATGATAGACAAGTACATAGGGGACGCCATGTTTGCCATATTTAATGCTCCTTTAGACTTGGAAAATCACGAAGAAGCAGCTGTATTATGTGCTAAAGAAATACAAGATCAATTTAAACTCGCAGATATTGGTGTTGAAATAGGAGTAGGAGTAAACACTGGTGAAGCTGTGATAGGTAACTGTGGGTCGTCCACTAGATTTGATTACACAGCTATTGGTTCTGCTGTAAATATAGCTGCTAGGTGTGAATCAAGTTGCAAAACAGTAGGCGTAGATTTAATAATTGCAGAGGAGACTGCAAAAAATTGTGGATTTAAGCTAAAATCATTAAAACCAATAGAGGTAAAAGGTATAAGTAAACCTTTAAATATATATACATGGGATTAAAACTATCAATAATATTAGGCGGACTGTTAGTAGTATCAATTGCTGGATCAGCCTGGTACATAGATTATCAAGCAGATCAGATAAGCACCCTCAAAGGAAATCAATTAATCTTAGAAACAGAGATACAAAAACAAAACGATGCAATAGAAAAGCATCTAGAACAAGCAAAGCAACAACAACAACAAATGAATACACTTGCAGCAGAGAATAAAAAAGCTATGGAAAATGTAAACAAACTACGGAAAACATTTGCAAACTTAGATTTAGATGAATCTGCTATAGCTAATCCAGAAGACATGCAAAGAAGAATAAATAGAGGTTCAGCAAGAGTTATGGCTGAATTAGAGAGATTGAGTAACCCAGAAAAATCAAATGAGAAATCTAGCACTAATTAGTTTTATAATTTTGTTGGCTAGTTGTTCTACTTTTCAACAGGCCGTCAAACCTGTTCAAGTCAAAACTATAGCCGAAAGATCACCTATATATCATCCGCCTTTGCCTTACCCTATGAGTCTTACAAATGTAGATTGGGAGGTTTTAACGCCAACCACTATGCAAGAGTATTTAGATAGTTTGTCAGCAGGGAACGCACCACCAAGAGCTTTCTACTCCTTGTCAGCTAGAGAATATGAAAATCTATCTATGGATATGGCAGAGATAACTAGATACACAAAAGATGTACTTGCCATCATCAAATACTATAGAGAGTTAGATAAACCACAGGAGACTGAAGATGAGTAATTCGCCAGACGAGTTTGTTTATAGAGCAACGTTAGATCGTGTTATAGATGGAGATACTTTCGATTGCATACTTGATTTAGGGTTTGACGTTAAATTACACAAACAAAGAGTTCGTTTGGCTGGAATTGACACCCCAGAAAGTCGTACTAGAAATTTAACTGAAAAGGCTCTAGGATTGAAAGCCAAAGAAAGGCTAAAAGAATTATGCGTTGGCACATTTAAAGTTAAATCACTTGGTAAAGGTAAGTACGGTAGGATCCTGGGGATACCATATACTCAAGATGGTAAAGACATTTGTGCAAAACTTATTAAAGAGGGTCACGCAATTGAATATTGGGGTGGCACTAAAACTAAAAAATGGGGGTAAGATGAACATATCTGAAGAAGGTATATCCTTAATAAAACACTTTGAAGGATGTCGTTTAGAATCATATCAAGATTCTGTAGGTATTTGGACAATTGGATATGGAACAATCAAGGGTGTTAAAAAGGGAGATAAAATTAACCAAGACGAAGCAGAACATTTATTACAAGAAGAAATGCCTGAGTATGAAGGTTACATAAATGATATGGTAAAAGTTCCTTTAGAACAAAACCAATTCGATGCACTTTGCTCTTGGGTATTTAATTTAGGACCAAAAAATTTGCAGGAGTCAACTTTATTAAAATTATTAAATGCAGGTGATTATCACACTACACCAGAACAAATAAAGCGTTGGAATAAAGCTGGTGGTGTTATTTTAGGTGGTTTAGTTAAACGTAGAGAAGCTGAAGCTAATTTGTTTGAAGGCAAAGAATGGAGCAAAGTTTAAATGGCACTACAAAAAACTATATTTAGACCTGGTATTTATAGAGAGGGTACTGACTATGATAATGAGGGCGGTTGGTTTGATTGTAATTTAGTACGGTTTAGAAAAGGCAGGCCAGAAAAGTTTGGTGGGTGGAGCAAACTTACAAGCAATACTTATTTAGGTACGGCTAGAGCCTTACACCCTTGGGTTTCTTTAGGCGGCACTAAATATCTTGGGATTGGTACCCATCTTAAATACTATGTTGAATCTGGTGGTAATTTTAACGATATAACTCCTATAAGAAGCACTACATCTGCTGGTGATGTAACATTCTCTGCAACTAATGGAGATGCAACAATTACTGTTGCGGATACATCACATGGGGCAGTTGTGAACGATTTTGTAACTTTTTCTGGAGCCTCAAGTTTAGGAGGTAATGTAACAGCAGCCGTTTTAAATCAAGAATATCAAATAGCAACTATAGTGAATGACAATAGCTATACAGTAGAAGCAAAAGACACTTCAGGGACTACAGTTATTGCAAATGCTTCTGATAGCGGCAACGGAGGATCTTCTGTTGTTGGCACCTATCAAATAAATGTTGGACTAGATGTTTACGTTGCTGGTACAGGTTGGGGTATAGATGGTTGGGGTGCAGGAACGTTTGGAAGCACAAGCGCTTTAAGTTTAACCAACCAATTGAGATTATGGACACATGACAATTTTGGAGAAGATTTAATTATAAATGCACGATCAGGTGGTATTTATAAATGGGTAGAAAATAATGGAGTGGGTACCAGAGCAGTTGAGCTTTCTGGCATTACTGGTGCCAATCAAGTTCCAACCGTAGGTCTACAAGTTATTACTTCAGAAAAGGATAGGCACTTGATAGTCTTGGGTGCAGATCCTATATCAGGAACTTCTAGAACAGGTACGGTTGATCCTATGTTTATAGCATTCAGCGATCAAGAAAATTCACTAGAGTTTGAACCAACTAATACAAATACCGCAGGGTCACTAAGACTTTCTTCGGGATCTTCAATAATTGGTGCTGTTAAATCAAGACAAGAAATAATGATTTGGACCGATACTGCTCTTTATAGTATGCAATTTATTGGCCCTCCATTCACTTTTGCAGTTAACTTAATTAATGAAGGTATAGGTTTAGTTGGACCTAAAGCAGCCATTACCGCACCTCAGGGTATTTATTGGATGAGCTACAATAATTTTTATATTTATAACGGTAGTGTGCAAACTATTCCTTGTACCGTACATAATTATGTTTTTGGTGATATTAATCTAGGACAGTCTTTTAAATTTAACGCATTTACTATTTCAGATAAAAGTGAAGTAGGATGGTTCTATTGTTCATCAAGTTCTACAGAAATAGACAGGTACGTTATCTATAACTATATAGAAAACCTATGGATTTATGGATCTTTAACCAGGACAGCTTGGCTAGATGCTGGTATAGAAAATTACCCTAGAGCTGTAAATGGAGGTTACTTATATCAACAAGAAATTGGATTTAATGATGATGGATCTCCTATGACAAACGTATTTATTGAAAGTTCTGATTTTGATATAGGTGATGGTGAACAATTTACTTTTATAAGAAAGATCATTCCAGATTTTAAATTTTTACAAAATACTAACGCTGGTAATATAAATATTGTAGTTAAAACAAGAAACTTTCCAGGAGATTCTTTGACTACAAATTCTACAAATGCAATTACTGAAACGACTACACAAGCTTATGTCAGAGGCAGAGCAAGGCAAATGGTTTTGAGATTTGAATCTGATGATGATGCTACTGGTAATGGTAACTTGGATATTGGATGGAGATTAGGAGCTACTAGGATAGATACAAGGCCTGATGGCAAAAGATGAGCAAAATATTACAAACTCAGTTGCCTATTGCTACCGGAGACGTTAGCTCAGAAACTTTCAACAGGTTAGTAAGAATATTAGAAATTAACTTAGGTGCTGTAGATCCAGATCAAACCAGACAAGTTAATGATGCAGATAAAACAACTCTTAATTTTTTAGCCGGATCTATTATATGGAACACTACTTTGGGTGTTTTACAGGTCTATACTGGCAACAAATGGGTGGATATAGGAGAAAGAACAAACGATTTTGGTTTTGAAATGACTGCCTCTGTTGGTAAAGTTGATGTTAAAACTAACGGTAACATAACAATTAATGTCTAAAGCAGTAGAAATACAAGAGTACAAAACAAAGAACATATTGTTAGAACATCCTGCTGATTGGTATATAGATGACCAAACATTTGATGCAGTTCAACACTCGTTATCAGATATTGTAAATTTTTATGAAAACCAAGGTAATAACAACCCTGTAAAAAATAAATTACACAAAATCATAAAAGAACCGTTAAAAGATGTATATACGGTTCCATTCTTTTCAGAGAAATTTTGTCAGATATTATTAGACGAAATGCATAATTTAGAAGACTTCTACGGATTTATACCCAATCCAGAAGAGGATGAACTTAGACAAATACCTGAAATAACCTTTCAAGATAATTGTCCAGAAATATATAACTCTTTGTTTCAAACAATATATACTATAGGTAATCCTATATTTTTAAATATTTGGAATAGGCACGTAAATGGTGGTGGAATTCAAATAGCTAATTATAATTTAAAGGATAAAAAACAGGGTGCTTGGCATCATGATGCTAGTGCTGATATAAGTATGGTCGTTCCTTTGAATACTGGCGAGTATAAAGGCGGCGGTACTGAGTTTTTAAATCGTGGTACGGTTGAACCATTACCTACGGGCCACGCTCTAATATTTCCGAGTTTTACTCATATGCATAGGGGATTATCGGTAGAATCAGGAAATAGATACTTACTTGTATTTTGGTTAAAATGTATAGAAGAATAGGGTAGAATTTAAAAATGAACATTATAGACAACTCAGGAACAGGTTTAGCTGCCTTAGGACGTGATGAAGACCGTTTTATAGCACACGTTGCACCAGGCGAAATGGTGGTCCCACCAGTCATATCAGACAATACTAGAGCAATAATAAGAAAAGAAATGGCCGCTGTAGGCTTAGATCCCAATCAATATGAAGTGGGTCAGGGTATGTCTATTAACCCTATTACAGGGCAAGCAGAGTTTGGTTTTTTAAAAAAGATAGCTAAAAGCGTTAAGAAGGTAGTTAAAAAGGTTGCGCCTATTGCAGCCGTAATACCTGGTCCTTGGCAACCGTTTGCTGCTGTATATCAAAAAGGTAACGCGGCACTTAAACTAGCCAAAGGTGAAGGTGGTCTTGGTGAGATTTTGACATTAGCTGCTGGTGGTAATCAAAGTGTATTTGGCAAATCAGGTGCGTTAGATAAAATAACTTCTGGAGATTTTGCAAATGTTGGTGGAGGGTTTAAATCTGCCCTTGGAAATATTGGTCAGGTAGCTAAATTAGATGCAGCTGGAAATGTTATGACGGATGCTTCTGGTAAGCTTATTACAGAATTTAAACCGTTGTCTTACGGAAGTAATATTCTACAGAGTAAAGCAAGCGATCTCAAACAAGGATTTGGTGGACTGCTAGGCGGTAACGTGGGTAAATTTAACCCAATAACCGGTCAAATGCAGTATTTAGACGCAGCAGGTAATATTACAACTGACATTTCAAAAGTAGCCGCACAAGGATTTAATCCATTACAAGGAATTTCTCCTATGAGCAATATGCCTTCTGAAGTATTTGTAGATGCATCAGGAAATGCTATTTCAAAAGATGCCTTTGATAAACTACCTGCGGCAGACCAAGCAAAATATAGCGGAAAGTTAGTGCCTCAAAGTTCTGCAATAAGTAGAGCAGTAACAGGTAGCCCAAGCGGAACAGCAACTGCTGATCAAGTTGCTTCTACACAAGGACCGTTTAGAGAATTTTTAGATGATCAATTAGGATTTGATCCTAGCGGAGAAAGTGGTATATACAAATTCCTACCTGGCGGCGGAGACGGCGGAGGAGGTATGGGAGGCGGTCTTGCTTTAGCAGGACTTGCAGCTCTTTACGGTAAGGTAGTCAAAGATGCAGCTAAGAAGACTGAAGGTGGTTTAACTGACATAAGACAATCAAAAAGACCAGATCTTGCTCCAGCACCCGTATTTGCAGGTTTTGACTTAGGTGTAAGAAAACAAGCTGCTTTTGGGGGACCGATAGGATACGGTAGACAGCAATTTAATCAAGGTGGTATGGCAGTAAAAGAACTTGATATGCGTCAAGGTGGTGAGTCAGCTGGTCCAGGAACAGGCACATCTGATGATATACCGGCTATGCTTAGTGATGGTGAGTTTGTAATGACAGCCGCAGCTAATAATGGAGCGGGTGGATTTAAGTTCAACAAAACAAAAAAAGGTATTGAGTTGATAGCTGCTAGTAAACCTAATAGAGAAAAAGGTGTAGACGTTATGACCAACCTTATGGAAACCTTTGAGAAATATAACAAATCTGGGAGTATGGCATAATGGCTGAAACAATAGATCCTGTATTACAGGGACAGGTAAGCTCCGAAACTATTACAGACCCGTTGATACGGGCTTTATATTTTGGTACCGAAGGCACTCCAGGATTCTTTAATCAATTACAGCAAGCAGGTGCAAATTTAATAGGTACTGATGTACCCTTACAACAAACTGCTGGATTAGATCCTTTAGAAACTTTAGCAAGAGAAAGAGCAGAGGCAGGTTTAGGTTCATTTCAACCGTTTTTTGATAGACAACAAGGTTTGATAGATGAAGCTATAGCACAATCTAGAAGAGCAGAACAATTACAAGATCCATACTTTTCAAGAGCAGAAGAGCAATACGGTTTAGGTTTAGGTGATGCTTTATCTGGCATTCAACAAGCTAGAGGTATAGCAACAGGCGCGGTAGATGAATTTGGAAACCGTATAGGTGAATCAGAAGATCTATTGAGAGGTACGTTGGGTGCTTACGATCCTATGATGACACAACAATTCTATAACCCTTACGAGGATAGAGTTGTTCAGCAAACTATAGACGACATAATGGAGGCTGGAGAAAAGCAAGATATAGCATCTAGAGCGCAAGCCATATCTGCTGGTGGTGAATCAGCTTTTGGATCTAGAGCAAGACTTGGCGCAGAAGAAAGAAGAGAATCTTTGGGAAGGGGATTGGCAGAAGCATTAGGCAATATTAGATCTAGAGGCTTCTCAGAAGCACAACAAACAGGTATGGGTGAGTTTGCTAGACAAAGAGCAGCAGAAAGAGCTGCGGCTTCAGGATTAGGTGGATTTGCGGGATCAAGACTAGGTGCTGACCAAGGACTAGCAAGTAACTTACAAGGATTTGGCCAAAGCGAAGCTGCTGCAAGAGCAGGGCTAGCGGGCGGTTTATTAGGTATAGGCGCACAAAGAGGCGCTGGTGCATCTGGATTAGGTGCGCAGTTGGCAGGATATGGCGGTCAGTTGGCTGGCGTAGGAACGAACCTTGATGCATTAGGAAGAGGTCAAAGATCTGAATTAATGGGATTAGGTTCTACTGCTAGAGGCATACAAGAAACAGGATTTGGCAGACAGTTTGCTCAACAGATGGGACAACAAATGAGGCCTTTACAAACTATGCAGACTATTGGTTCTTTATTACCTGGTTACAAGCAAGCAGGTAGTCAGATTGATTCAACATACGGTATGGCTCCTGATCCAAGCGCACAAGGTCTTGGTGCTGCCTTCTCAGCCTACGCAGCATTACAACCACCAAGGACAGGTTAATGAGCTATTTACAAAGAAAAATGTTCGCTAATGGTGGTGGAGTTAGTGTTGCTCCAAATCAAGTTATTGTAGGTGATGAAACTTTTACTATAGATCTAAATAGATTTGAGCAAGCAATACGTCAAGGTTTGTTAGACGGCACAGATTTATATCCGATAATTAACGCACCAGGTGCGCAACGAGGATCTGAGGTACAAAGAATATTAAATGAATTTGCAAGAGTTGACGAACCACTAATATACCCAAATAGAATTGCAGCAAATATAATGGGCATTTCTCCAGAAGACAGGTCAGCTAGCAAGCTATACGAACCTGGTGATTTTGGATCTGCGGTACAAGATGTTGGATTGGAATTACAAAGATATGGTCAAAGTGTAAGAAACGTAGCCGCTGATGCAGGAAATTTAGCCGCTAGAGGGTTAGGAGGTATTGCAGATTATTTGACTGGCCCTGATATAGCAGGAGCTTTTGGAGGATTAAAAGGCCGAAAAGCAGCAATTCAAAGACAAGCAGAAGGTCAAACTTACATGCCTGAAGGTGACATATTTTCTAAAGTGCCTTTAATGACACAAGATGATGTTGCAAGAATACGTTTACGTCAATTAGGTGATATTGCTTCTTTGTCAGACACAATTCAACAAGATATAGAAACTTTAGAAGATCCAGATGTAGTAGATACAGCAATCGTTGAAGAAGTAACCGAGCAAGCCCCTAGAGAGTTACCTAGAGGAATAGTAGAAATTAGAAACATAAGCCCTGATGATTATGAAGGGTCCAATATAGCTCTGTTAAAACAAGAAATGGAAATAATAGGTAGAGATGAAGAAGGCAATCCTTTACCAGAAACAAGATTATTACAGGATCCTAAAATACAAGATCTCTTAGACGAAATCAAACCTATTGAGTTGAAAGTTGATGTGGACAAAACAGAGGCTGATAGTTTATTAGACGTTGAAGAAAAGTTTGACGGTTTACCTGATAGTGAAGTTCAAAAACTTTTAGATCCGATTAAACCTATTTTATCTATACCAGAGGCTGCCGCTGAAGCGAGAGAAGAACAAGAAGAACAAGCCGAAGATCAACGTTCTTCAGCTAGAGATGCCGTTACTAGAAAATTAGAAGAACCAGGATTCTTTGGATCTGATAGGTTCTTAGACTTTATTAGGAATGTGGGTGGCGAACTTACTAGAACAGGTCAGTTTGGTACAGGTCTATCTCTTGGTGCATCTAAGGCCGCTGAAGAAAGAGCCGCTAGAGAGTTGATGGCTGAACAAGAAGAAAGAGACTTTGCATCTAAACTAAGACTTGCTAGAGCTGAAGCAGCACTAGAGGGTACTGGATTTATGGATCCTACTGATGCAAATAAAATTGTAGATCAAGAAAATGCTCTAGCTGACAATATTCAATCATTTGAAAAGAGTAGAAATACTTTATCTAATTTAAACAAAGTTATAGGAATTTTAGATGAAGGTGGAGCTACTGGATTGAGAGGTTTCTTTGGTGAAGCAACTGATATGATCGAAGCCGCTATAAAATCTGATACCGGAAAATCTTTTGAAGATTTAAACCCTAGAACTAGAGCTAATTCTTTGTTAAAAGTTCTAAGACAGGCAAATGTAAGAGAAATACTAGGTGAATCTGGTAAAACTATTTCTAATTTAGACAGACAGATTGTTGAAGATGTATTTGGAGATATTAGATTTGGAACACCTGTTTCTGTTTCAATTAAGAAACTTGAAGACAGTAGAAAAAATATTCTTAATGGAATGATGAGTACCCAAAACAAGATTATAAATTCAGCATCTTTCTTTGATAATGTTGGGTATGATTCACAATCATTAAGAATTAATCAACCAATACTAGATTTAATAAAAGCATTTACATTTGCAAATGCAGAATCATATATTGCACCTGACACATCTGATGCAGGTATTATTGAGACAACTTTATAATGCCTAGATATAGAGTAAATATTTCTGAGGGTGTATCTGAGATTGTAGATGCAGATACCGAAGACGAAGCTAAGAAAAAAGTAAAAGCTATTATTGCTACAGGTGCTACTTCACCTTTTTACGACAAACTTTATTTTGATTACGATACAGGGGTACGAGGTAAGTTTGAAAAGTTAATTGACAAAGGTACAGAACGTGAAGGTGATTTAAAAAATCTTAGAGCGCAATTAGCTAGAGCAGAGACACCTAGAGAACAAGAAACCGTATTAGAAAACTTTGTAGGATCCTCGGGTTTTACTAGAAATACAAAAGGACAGGTTGCTTTGACTCCAGTAGGATTAGAAGAACTAGGCCTACCAATACAAAACAGAACACTTAGTGACGGTACTTCAATACCGTTAAATACCGTTATTGATGAAAATGATTTTGGTTTGCAAACTGGAGATCTTGCAGACTTTGCCGGTATTGCAGGTCCTATAACTGGAGCAATAACTTTTATGTTGCCACAAGCTAGAGTCATAAAAGGTCTCACATCTTTATTTGGCGGCAGAGATCGTATAGCTAGAATGTTTGCAGCTGGAGTTGGTTCATCTGTAGGTAAGGCAGGAGAAGAAGCTTTAGATTATCAAGAGGGATTTCAATTACAAGACAGAGATGAACTCAAAGATTTATTTGGTGGTGAGTTTTTGTTTGGTTCTGTTGGTCAAGGTATAGGTGAACTTTTTGGTCTAGGATATAAGTTACTCTTAGGAAGAAATGCACCAACAGCAGATTTAAGATTAAACAGACAAATGGCTTTAGGTAGATCTGCTTCAGACATACTAAAACTAGATGCACAACTAGGTAAAGAAGCAACAGAAAGACAAATAGCAAAAGCCGTAAGAGATGGTAGGGTAGCAAAGTTTGATTTTAAAGGTATTGCATCACAAGCGACTTTAGGAGCTAAATTGCCTGGTAGGTTACAAGATATTTCTGAACAGGTATTAGGTAATACAAGAGACAAAGAAACCGCAGCTTACCTTAGAGCTGAAATTGATAACTTACTTGAAGGTATTGGTGGTGAAAA